CCAGTTGGTACATCATATCGAAGTTATCTCTTCTGTTCGTGCGCTGCTGGTTGTACTGCGCAACCCACTTGTCATATCCCTGTCTCCAGCCCTGATTCTGCGCTCGTAGTCCAAAGTTCTGAGCGTCTTGGTAATTCCTGGCATTCGTGTTGTAGGCACCAGCGCGTCTGTTCTCGGCGGTCTGGTTCTCATTGAGCCGAGCTATTTCGTTGGTCGTATACCCTTGGAAACGGTTCCGCTCGTTGGTGTTATAGGCGGTCTCTGCGTTACGAACATTCGTGTTGAACGCGCCTGCACGGTTAAACTCATTTATCCCGTATTCGCCTATGGCGTTACCGTAATTAGTATCGTAGGCACCTGAACGGTTCTGCTCGTTCGTGTCATAGGCGGTCGCACGATTACGTTCATTCACGCTGAATGCGCCAGCCCTGTTCCGCTCATTCGTATCGTAGGCGGTCATGGCGTTCCCGAAATTGGCCTCATAGGCGTTGAATCGGTTCCGCTCGGCGGTATCGTAGGTGTCCCGCTTACGGGCATCGACGCTTGCATACTCCTGTGACGCCGAGTTTGCTCCGTAATCGAAGAGACCCTTCATTGTTGCACCAGTTCTACTGATACCGCGTGCGGCACCGCTCCGTTCCAGTGCGTCCAGCCCCTGCTGAAGCCGGAACTGGTAGCTCGGGTCTGCTGCCGCTTCCGCTGCTGTCGGAAGTTCGTAGGGAGCCGCCGCCTCGTATTCATCACGAGCAAACGGGACAGCCCCTTGATACGTCGCCTGCTGATACGGTGTTGCGGGTCGGTACCGGTCGCCCGCGAACGGGGTCGGTGCCGCATAGGCCGGCGGACGATACGGAGCTGGTGGGACATAGGCTTCGGGGCTGTATGTCGCAAGCGGGTTGTAGGGGGTCATCATATTCCCCATCGTGCCGCCGCCACCGCCTGGACCCATCATGCCGCCACCGCCTGGACCCATCATGCCGCCACCGCCTGGACCCATCATGCCATAGGTATTCGGTCCCGGGTTCAGCTGCGGAGGTGCCAATGGACTGTCCTCTGGGTATCCGGCCCAGACAGGCGAAGGGTCGTTTGGTTCAACATCGCCTGTGTCGTCAGTCGTTCCATCGCCCGAACCGGCACCCCACCAGAATCCCCCAGAGGTGTCACCCGCTTGATCGGCACGCATCAGCACGTCGACTTCGTAGACCGGGACGCCATCGCTTTCGATTCCGTTGAAATTGATCTTGTCTTTGCCGTCGAAGGTCGCGCCGCCGAATCGGGCTTGAAAGTCAGCACTCTCAACCATGGCCTTGATTTCTGACGGCTTGGTCAGTCCAGCCAGAAATCCGCCGGCGTCATACTTCATGCTGCCGTGGCCTGATTCCCACTTGGTCTGGTCGAATCCTCCTGGTGCCTGACCGGTGCGCGGAGGAGGTTCCCCTGTATTTCCCGGCCCTGCGGCAGCCTCTTTCAGACGGTTTCCCTCATGCGCTACGCCACGTAACCAGCCTGGGAGTCCCTCAATCCCTTCTGGTCCCCACTCGTTCGTGCCGTCCCACCATGCCTCGAACTCCTCATCTGACATCTCCCGATCAAGATGTTCGAGATACGCAGCCTGCATCTGACCTTTTGCGTCTTCCTTCTCGGGGTCTTCATTGCCGCCGGTAGCCTCAGGCGCGCTATAAAGCCCCGCCTCCTCGGATGTCCGTATCCCGTTGATGGCGTGCCGAACATTCGCGGGAGCAAAATATCGCCCACCAGATAACTGGTTTGAGATTTCCTGCTGCGAGGCATCTCGACCAAGGTATGTCCTGTAGGCGTCCTGTATTTGCCGACTCGCAGACTGGTAGGTATTGCCGCCCTGACTTGCCGCCGATCCTGTGGCTCCAGTATTTGGCGGTATGGTCGTGTTTCCGCCTACGGGAGTATATGGACCACGGCCTCGACCGCCAGCGTAGGGGTCATTTTCAGGGCCACTCGTTTGGTCATCTGAGAACCCCTCTGGAATCATATTGCCCATAGTCTGGTTAGACTGATTCCTGTTTGCTGCATCTCGGGCCTCTTGATCCCGAATGGCTTGAAGCCTGCCCTCTTCTACACGGTCGGCTTGATCCTGTTGGTAGGCTTGACCCTCACCAGAGTTTTGGATCGCATTCAACCAGTCATCGAGTCCACCGCCATGGAATTGACCTGTCGCCCATCCCTCTACGTCCTCTTCTGACGCATCACGGCCGAGGTAGTCCAGGTATGCCTGCCGAATTGCGGCCCGATCTCTATCACTCGCCATGATGTTTACTCCCGCTGCTCTCGTCAAACGAGCCGGTTTTTGTTACGGTCGTTTTGATCACTGTAATCCGTGGGGTCTGGCTCGTAGTCGGGCAGGAACGGCTTCTTGTATACCCATGCATCGGGAGACACGTTGATAGATTCAGCCTTGTTCGGCATCCCCATCATCTGACGCATCGTGTTGAACTGTTTCTGGTTCTCGCCATAGAGCCTGTCATCGGTGAGATTCCTCGCTACAAGCTCATTCCGCCTGTTTACCCCGGTGTCATTATATTGGGCGGACGCATTCATCATCTCGGCTTTCGAGAGTCCGTAATTCTGTCGATCCGTCCATTGCTTGGACTCACGATCTATGCGGTCCTGGTTGCGTAGATAGTCCAATTTGTCCATATTCGACTGACGCTGCAATTCAGCCGCCCGCAGGGCTGCGTCAGTCGTTATTTGTGCGCCTCGACCGGCAGCACCGCTCTGCATCTTGGCAGCGCCGATTGAGCCAAGACCACCAGCGATTCCAGCGATAGCCGTCCCTACTCCAATCATCTTTCTGCTCCTAATCTACGCATGATAAAAATGCAATCTCATGCGCCTAACTCCTTCTGGTAGGAGATTTCCGTCCGAGTGAATCCCATGCGGTCGTAGAACTGTCCGACGCGCTCGGTGGGGGCGATCATTTGGAGCGCCTTGGCCCCATGCTCGATGGCCCACGATTCAGCCGCACGCAGGAGACGGACCCCGTCACCTCGCTGACCCGGCGTGACCCACCAGAACACCTCACCGGCATACATTTCACCAGATAGGAAATGCAGGGTGCAGACGAGTCCGATCATCCCCACCAGAATGCCATCTCGCTCAAGGACCAGAATCGCACCGGACTCATGGCCAATCAAATTGCCCGCAACAATCGCCATCTGCTCGGGGTTCTCGCGCAGGACATCCCGGTACATCTCTGTCTGGGCGAATTGACGACCCATCGCCACCAGGGCCGGAACATCCTCCATGGTCGCCGGTCGAATCACGCGACCAGTTCGCAGGACACGTCCAGACTGTATTGCATCGTCGTGCCCCCCGCACTGACATACGTCGTCGCATAAGTAATCGCGGTCGCCTCGTCCACGCGGGCCAGGACTGTCAGGCTCCCCACCGTCGCGGTCGTGTTGCCGGTCATCGCCGGACTCGCCGTGGTGCAACTCACGCCCCCGGAGGTCCATCCGAACGTCACGATCAGGGACGAACTGGTCGTCGCCGCCCGTGAGATCCGTGCCGACATCGAGAGCCGATACAACCCCGGTGACACCGACAGGATCGAGAAGCTGGTCGCGCTGATCGACGCCGCTTGTGTGGACGCCTTTACGCTCGCTAAAATCTCTGGCGTGGCATTGATCCGGTCGGCCAGGGACAGAAGCCAATAGCGCATCAGAAACGTGAGCCGGCCCGAAATTCGTCCGTTCGTCACGTCCTGCTCGACCACGATGGCCGGCGTCGGTGCGAGATTCGCCATGTGTCATTCTCCCGGCCCCTGAATGTTCCGACCTTCGACATTCGCGCCGACGAGACGCCACGGGATAGGGTCTGAGACCGACAGTTCGGGCACCCAGACGCGATCCGAACTCGCCAGCCGTGTCCAGTAGACCCGCGTATTGAACTCGCCTTGTTTGCCCGCAGAGGCCAATTGTGTGGCGCTCCACCGCTTCAGGTCCGTCGAGGTCCGCATCATCATCTGTGGGTCCACGCCTTGGCCTGTCGAAGTGCCCAGTCCCGGCTCCAGCAGTACGGTCAGGCGCGAAACGAAGAGCCGCCGTCCCTGACCGAGCCACAGTGGGGGAGGGATACGCACGCGGCGAATCACGTCCCCATTGCACTCGGTGGCGTAGTCCGTGTCCATCGTGCAGATCAGGCCCGAGGTGCGGTTCCCGACGAGATGCTGTCCGAACGCATAACAGTGACTGCGCGGCCCCCAGAGGTCGTAGTCCCCGTCGCTACTGTCCCAGACACCCCGCTCGTGCCACAAGCCCGTCGCGAGATCGAACACCCACGTCGCATTGGCACTGGGAAAGGTCAGACAGTAAAACGTGTGGCCCTGGTCGCTATAGACGACCGCTTCCGCATCAGAGATGGTGCTCGTGCGGGCATACCCGGCGATGGCGGTCTCGATGGCGTAGGAACTGATGCGCTGGGGTTCCAGTCCTGTCGCCGCCACCACGACCCCAGCCCCCTCGGCCGTCTGCGAGAGCCAGATCATCGTGTCGTTCGCGAGCTTGACCGAATACGGCGCAGGCGTGCCATACCCGAATACCGACCCCGGCACAGGCGCGAACGGGAACGGGCTGGTCCCGGCGTCATACCAGACCTCGCCCGTCTGCTCACCAATGAGCCAAATCTGCCGGTTGCCGTCCACGACCATCGCTTTCCAGGGGTCTGGGGCAATACTGCGCTGGGCAGACTGCGTGGCGTCCCAGCTCGCGCCGTTGTTCAAGGCGGAAATGTAGAATTTGGAGGCGGCTGAGTCGAAGGACAGGAAATACCCATCAATCATGCCGACCATCGTGCATTTACCGGCGAGGGTGCCGATGCTCGCACTCAACGTATTGCTTGCGATGGTGAGCAGATAGGCGTTGGTGCCTGACCCGATCAGGAGCTGACCGCCTGCGTCTCCGTTGCTCGCAATTGAGGCTGGATTGGGGTCATTGACGACGGTGCCGCTCGTGACGACCGCCGCTGAGTTCGTCTCGTAAATCTGGTAGACGTGCGGGCCCACGACGGAATAACACCGCCCGGCCATGGCGAACAAGGCGCGACAATTCAGGTCATTGACGGTGACATACTCTTCGTAGCCTGGGCACGGATAGAGGGCCGCGCTATGGGGCGATGACGACGCCTGCGACTGCTCTGGATACCAATTGACCGTGCGTTCGCAGTCAGCCCACGGACTCTGGTCTTCATTCGATCCGTAGATGAAACCTGGATACTGGGCCATTAGGTGTCACTGTAGATGTTGTAGTGCGGTCCAGCCCCTCCGAAAATCAATCCGGCCACACCGCACGACAGATCGCTGAGGCGCTCGTTGGCCCGCTTGATGTCGCCTTTGCTCTCAGCGGCGGCTTGCTGGAGGTCAGGGGTCAGTGGCGAGTCGAACGCACTGGCGAGTTCTTTGGCGAGATTGGTCCGCAGGAACCGGCGATACCCAGGCGGTAGCGCAATCGTGTCACTGATGGCCGAAAACTCACTCACCGGGACGAGCGTATAAATGACCCCCTGCAACGTCGTGCTTGTGGGGATCGGCCAGAGATAAATCAACCCCAGGCCAGATGCGTAGGTCGGGTTGTAATAGACCGACTGCGGATACACCGAGGTCAGGGCTTTCTGGGGAATGCCGTCATAGGCATCCTCAGTCAGCGGAGGGCCAAGGTTGTATTCAATCGTCGGTGTGACTGACGTGTCCTGGAACCCGACATTGTCAATGGCTGTCGG